CAATACGAAGCCGCCGTCCACCGCAGCCAGCCCCGCTTCCGATGAACGACCTCGACCACCCCCAATGGTGCTGCCTGTGCCCCCGCCGCGCCGGTTTCCACACCGACGTCGGCTTCCTTTGCTCCGGCTGCTTCTACGAAACCCAAAAAATCATGACCTGGCTCCTGACGAATCTCGGCTGGCGCCCCATGGACAAACACGAACGCCACGAACATGACCACAAAACAGCCTGACCCCCTCCAGCCCAAGCCCCACCGCGCCGCCAAGCCCCCCGCCATCCTCCGCGAGACCGACGGCCGCCGCCAGCTCGTCGGCTATTTCGGCTGGAAAACCATCCTCACCCGCCTCGCCAACCGCCCGTGAAAAAAATGAACGGCCGCACTATCGAAATAGAACCCGGCACAGTCGGCTACGAGCAGCTCGACTGCGCCGCCTTCAACCGCGCCCTCAACGCCTGGGCCAAGCGCCGCGGCATCACCTGGGAGAGCCCCTTCCGCAAACCCCTCCAATTCGGCCGCAAAAAGAACACCCGACCCTCATGAGAATCCGCACCATCAAACCCGAGTTCTGGCAACACCCCGTCATGTCCCGGCTCCCCTACGACACCCGCATCCTTGCCCTCGGCCTCCTCAACCTCGCCGACGACGAAGGCTATTTCAGCGCCGACACCGACTACATCCGCGGCGCCGTCCTCTTCCGCGAAGATTCGTCGAACGTTCGACGAATGCTCGACGAGCTCTCGCGCAGCGGTTGGATCACCCTCTGCGGCACCCCCGAACGCCCCATCGGCCGCGTCGTCCACTTCCGCAAACACCAACGCGTCGACCGCCCGCAACCCTCTCGTCTTAAGCAATATGCGCTCGACGAATCTTCGACGAACGATCGACGAGCCCTCGACGATCAATCGACGCAGGAACAGGGAAAGGAAAGTAATACCCCTATAGTCCCCAAAGGGGACGAAAACCCCGAGCCTCCGGCCGAAGAAAAACCCGAAACCCTCCTCCGCGCCATGGCCCTCTTCCGCATGCGCCCGGCCACCCCGCTCGACCGATCGTCCCGCCGCGCCTGGAAGCTCGCCGCCCCCGCCGTCGCCGCCACATCCGACGCCGAATGGTCCCGCCTCGAAGCCTACTACGCCGCCGAGCTCGCGGACAAAGACGACTACCGCCGCCAAGACCTCAGCACCTTGCTGAACAACTGGTCCGGCGAACTCACCAAAGCCACCCGCTATTGCGAACGCCAAGGCCTGCATCCCGATTCCGCAAAAAAAGAAAAAGACGGGGGCGCCCCGCCCGACGACCTCTGGCGCGAGGTTCTCCACGCCCTTTATCCGGATAGCGACCCGTCCGTCTACAGCACCTGGTCCCAAGTCCCCGACAGCCTCCGCACCGAGATCCTGTCCGCCATACAGCTCGCCGAAAAGGAGGCCGCATGATCGCCCCTGTGCTCGCCTACATCCTGCTCTTCGGCCTGCTCGCCATCATCCTCGCCACCATCTTCGACGACGACAACGGCCCCCGCCATCCATGAGCCGCGCCCTACAGACCGCCTTCCGCATGTGCAGCCGCAAAGTCCGCTACGCCCGCGCCGCCGACGCCCAACGCGACCAGCCCGGCATGCGCCATTACCACTGCCCCATCTGCGGCGGATGGCACGCCAGCAGCCCCGCCTGGCACAAGCTCCGCGCCTACAAACGCCTCAAGCGCAAGATCCAGGAAGCCATCTGGTTCAACCCCATACCTTTGCCCCTGACCCATGGTGCGGCGGGAGATCCGCCGACCGGGCGCCACACAGTAGTGCACCGCATGAAACAGGCAGGAGCAACCCCCCTATGACAAACAAAACCCGCACCCAACTCCGCACCGGCCTCCTCCTGTTGGCCGCGTTCGCCATCTACACCGCCCTCGGCCTCGCCCTCATCTTCCCATGAACAAATTCCCCAAAGACTTCCCCACCGCACCGACCAGCATCCAACTCGCCGAGCTCTATGACAAAGCCGCGAAGCGCATCAAGAAGCTCGAAGAAGCCCTCAAACTCTGCGCCCCACTAACCCAAAGAGCCATCGACGCCCGCAGCGAAGCCCTCGACCCCGACTTGCAATGAAACACACCAGCTCACCCCTCCGGCACTACAAGCAGAAGATCGGTCTCACCACCACCACCTTCCGCAAATGGCGCCACACCACCATGCGCGGCCGCCGCACCACCCCCGGCACCGCCGCCACCAACTTCCACGGCCGCGCCCGCGTCAAACGCCTCCGCCTCCGCAAACTCCAACGCATCGCCCGCCAGGTAGGGCGGGGCCTCCGGACCCGCCGCCACTGACCCTCTCAAATCTCAAATCTCAAATCTCCAATCTCCAATCCCATGACTCCCTCTGAATCCCAAATCCCCCTCTGGTCCCACGAAGCCGAAGCCAGCCTCATCAGCTCCGTCCTCAATGGCGGCCAGCCCGCCCTCGACGCCGCCCTCGAGCTCGTCGCCGACGACTGGTTCTACGCCCCCGTCAACAAGACCGCCTGGCTCCTCCTCAAAGACATCGGCCACAAGCGCCAACCCCTCGACCTCCTCACCTTCACCGAAGCCTTCCGCCAATCCGGCGAGCTCGCCAAGATCGAGGGGGGCCCCGGCTACATCACCAGCGAATACACCCGCATCGCCGGCAACCTCCACCACTGGGCCGACCAGCTCCGCGACTACTGGCGCCGCCGCGAGATCCACCGCATCGGCCTCGAGCTCGTCCTCGAAAGCCGCAACTTCCAAAAGCCCACCGACGACATCCTCGACGCCTCCGAAAAAATGCTCCTCGACCTCCGCCTCGAGACCAAGCAATCCGGCCTCATCCATTGTGCCGACGCCGTCGACGCCGCCGCCACCCGCATCGAACTCGCCCACAAAAAGCGCGGCAAACCCATCGGCATCGCCACCGGTTTCAGCGACCTCGACCGCATGACCGGCGGCCTCAAGCCCGGCCAACTCATCATCATCGCCGCCCGCCCCAGCATGGGCAAATCCGCCTTCGCCACGAATATCGCCGAGCACGCCTGCCTCACCGACAAAGTCCCCACCGCGTTGTTCAGCCTAGAAATGACCGGCGAAGAGCTAATGGAACGCGTCCTCTGCACCCAATCCGGCGTCAAACTCCAACGCGTCCGCGACGGCTTTATGTCAAAGGATGAAATGGCCAAGCTCGGCCGCAAAGTAGGCGAGATCGTCGACGCCCCCCTCTACCTCGACGAGACCCCCGCCTTGAGCATCGCCGCCTTCCGCGCCCGAGCGAGACGCGCCGTAGCGAAACACGGCGTCAAACTCCTCATCATCGACTACCTCCAGTTGATGAAAGGCAGCACCAAACGCGCCGCCCAAGACCGCCGCCTCGAGATCGACGAAATCAGCTCCGGCCTCAAAGCCACCGCCAAAGAACTAGGCGTCCCCGTTATTGCCTTGAGCCAACTCAACCGCGACGCCGAAGAAAGAGCCGAGCCCAAGCTCAGCCACCTCCGCGAAAGCGGCAGCATCGAACAAGACGCCGACGTCGTAGCCCTCCTGCACCGCCCCGAACGAGTAAGTCATAAAGAAGAAGACAAAGGCAAAGCCGTCCTAATCCTAGCCAAGCAAAGAAACGGCCCCGTCGGCCGAATCGAAATGTTTTTCGACGCCGAAATCACCCAATTCCGCAGCTCAACCGAAAAGCTCTACAGCAACAACAAAGCCGAACGCCAAACCTACCAACCCAAAAACTTCAACGACCCCAACGGAGACGACTGACATGAGCCACCAAGAAAAGATCGAAAGAATCAACGCCCAGCTCAACACCAGCGAGACCTGGGCCCGACGCTGGCAAGTAGAGCGCGAGCACAACGAACGCCTCTGCAAGCAAGCCAGTCTCGCCCGCGAAGGCATCCAACAACTCCGCGCCCGCGCCATCGAACGCTACAGTCACAACCAACGCTACGCCGCCGACCTCCGCACCGCCGACGACCCCAAGCGCGCCGACGTCTACGAACGCATGTGCGTCGTCCAATCCGGCATGGTCCGCGCCCTAGACGACGTCCTCCAACTCTTCGACCAAATCGAACACATCGACTAACCGGGGTAGGGCGGGGCCTCCGGACCCGCCGCCCTCTCCAATCTCCAATCTCAAATCTCCAATCTCTATGAGCACCTACATCCCAAAACCCGACACCTGGACCCTATTCCCGAACAAATACAAGAAAGACCAAAACCATCCCGACTTCAGCGGCACCGCGTTGCTCACGTTACCCGACGGCACCCAGGCCGAATACAAACTCACCGCCTGGAAGCGCGTCACGAAGACCGACGTCAAATTCATCGGCGGCTTCATCAAAATCAAAGAACCCCAAAAAGAACTCCTCCCCGAAGCCTCCGAAGGGGCAGGGGAGAACCCGTGGTAATTATGGCCGGCAAAGGCAGCAAACCCAGACCCGTGAACCCGCGCACCTACGCCGCGAACTACGCCGCGATCCGCTGGTCCGATCCTCCGACTGTAGCGCCGGCCGTTTCCACCCCGGTAGGGTCCGCTGGCCCAGCGGACCGCCCACCATATCCCGACTGGATATGCCACGAATGCGGCCGCAAGCACGGCCGCGGCTGGCCCGAAGGCCACGTCGCCACCTTCCACGCCGGCACCTGCGACATCTGCGGCCAATCCGCCAGCGTCACCGAACCCCGCGACTACGGCCACCTCCGAGCCTGGCCCATTCCCTCATGATCCTCGAACTCCGCCCACCCTGGCCCGTCATCACCGAGCACGGCGAGGGGACCGCCAAAGTCATGATTACCTACGGCACCGACCACAACTGCGAATTCGGCGTCCGCTGTCCTGGCGGCCACTTCCGATTCTATTGGCAACCCGACGTCCGCCTCATCGGCAACCCCATGGACGGCAACGGCCTCGACCTCGACCTCCCGCCCGAGTGGAAGTCTGACGTTTGAAATCTCAAATCTCCAATCTGTGATTTTCACCGAGCACAAAATCCACAAAGCCCCGACCATCCTCGGCCGCGATCCCGCCGGCAACGTCCTCGTCCGTTTCGACGACGGCACGCGCCGCCTCACGCCCGAGCAGCTCACCGACTTCCACCGCATCCGCGAAGAGCAGATCGCCAACGAACGCGAAGATCCCATGCGTTACG